AAAGCTTTTGATGGATAGCGATTAACTCGCCCTTTCATGTGGGCTAAAGCTGCTTTTGGTACTTCTGAAAGTTCGTTAATGTAGCAGCCCGTTAACTCCAAAGACTTAATCTTTCGCACATCTTCAGGACGGTCTAAGGCTATGAATAAAAGCTCAAGTTCTACAATTCCTTTGCCATCGTTGAACGTATGTTCATAGGTGAGCATAGGTTTTTGGCGTTTACGCACATCTCCCAGTTCATCGAACCATGACAACCATGTGGCTAAGGTTGTTGTTGCGAGCTCACCACTTGTGTTTCGTACAATTCCCCATCGGCTTCTGCGTCTACCGTTATTCCACACTGGTACGCTGCAAGCGCGTTTAACGATCTCTGCAATTGATAGCGTAGATTTCCCACTTCCATAAGGCCCCATAATGACGCGGACAAATTCACTGCTGTTATGAAAAAGAGCGCCAGTGGGTGTCGGAACATAAACCTTGTCTTGTTCTTTAGCATGAATAATCATCCTATCTGGCTTAATAGTTAATTGGCATTGTGTGCCTTTATTTATCCCAGCCTCATACTCATTGAATGTTTTTAATAACTCTGCGGCACTTCGCATCATTTTTCTAATACCCTTCGTGGAGGAGGTGTTTGATAATTGGGGTTTTCTCTGATGTTTTCTTGCGTACTAAAACGTACACCGCATTTAATGCATTCTCGGCGTCTGATAATCTTGTTTAGCCTATCATCTCGCTTAGTTTCAACAACGCGAGAATCAGGGTAATTACAACCGTGACATTGCATTTATTTACGAATCCCGCGTAAGGTTTTAACTAAAATAGAAGCAGATGGTACAGAGAAGCGCTTCTTAGGCTTCTTAGCATCATATGCATATGTGTCAGCTAAAGGATCTCTGTCATAAGAAGGTGCTGTCTCATGCTCTTTTTTCCTCTTGATCTTTTCGACCCATGTGTTTCGAATGGTTGACATTAACGCATATCCTTATGTATAAAATGCTGTGTTACTTCTTTTTCTTACCTAAAACCTTGTCAGCTTTTGCATCTATTTTAGCCTTTGAGGCAGCTGATAACTTGCCTTTGTTAACCATCTCACTGGCTCGTGCCTTCGCATTTCTGGCGTGATCTGTTTCTTCCAAAGGATATTTTCGGTCACTAGGCCATCCAAACTAGAGACTGGGTACATACTCTTCTTGCGCTTGGCAGCATCTAGCTTAGCCATGTTGTAATCTCCTTTTATTGAATTACATGCAGCCCTTTTTCTTGGCTATCTTCATGTCTTTGGATTCATCCTTGCGAGCTTTTTTCTCCATACCAACTTCACCATAAGCCGCACCTTCCGCACGTTTCTTAGGATAACCTGCCTTTTCCATAACTTTAACGTTATGTTTCATGCCAGCTTTAGTAGCCGCTTTCTTGCCTTTTTCTAGTTTCATTGTGCACCGCCTATATTGCCATCACCGTTTAAGTCGGTATTCAGTTTGATTTCAGCCCAATCAATAACGTCAGCTGCAACATTCTTTAATTGACCAAGTAAGAATTGTGCTATTTGCGGTTCAAGATTGACAAGTTCTTTTTCTAGTTGAGGAAGTAATAGTGCGCTTATTAAACTCATTTTGTTATATCCTTATAACGAATTGAAATTATTTTAAATACCCTTT